AATATAGGTTTTCCTACTCGTTTTGCATCTTTTGTAAAACTACATGAAAAAGATTTTAGAATGGATAATATCCACCCAGAGTACAACGATGTTAAATGGAAGGTTGCTAGAGTACTTACAGGCGCAAGGTTACAAACAAATGATATCTAAATGGGACTTTCCTTTGTGGAAAAGAATTACAGGAAAGGAGCCTTGGACGCTAAAATTTGTCCTAAAGTTTTTTGTATTAGGTTTAGCTTTTAAATTAATAGTTATAAATGGTGTAGGGATTTTATTCTTTGGAATGGAACCCCTACCCATCTTACGAGTTTTAGGTCTATAAAAAAGCCCCTGTTAAGGGGCTTTCTTACTTAGTCATTAGCAGATAAATACTTATCCATTTCCTCTTTCAGGGCACTGACATATCCAGCTTGCATCATATCTGCTCTCTGTATATCTTTCTCTAGCTCTTCTTTCTTACTCCTGCACACACTTACTTCACCTAAGATATGTCGTATTGTCTCTGGTAAATCTTCGTAGTAGTACGTTACATCATCAATAGTTACTTCTTGTTTTTCAAACTCTGGTTCATTACTCATTTTAGCTATCCTTATATGATCTCACAGGCTCCGCCAACACAGGCGAGTTCTTGAGATCCGGTTGTGTTATCTTCCATTTCAAACTGAGCTAAATCAGCCCAATTTACATTTTGTGGCATTGCTGCCAGTAATTCTTCGTACTTCTCAGCACTGATCTCTTCATAAGGAGCCTGTTGATATACATGGTCACTTGTAGGTAGCAAACTAATACCCGAACACATATCAAAATTATCCCAAATCCACTGCGCAACTTGTAGATACTCACTATCTGTATAGTATACAGTCACACTCGGTTTATGTTCACACCAATGATTCTGATATGTCTTCCATAAAGCCAGTTGTTCCATTGCTCCTACTTCCTTCACACAAGTACTAGACTCAGGTGCTTTTACAGGAAAGCTAAAGACTACCGAAGAAGGTGACATAACATCATTTTCTACGGGGAATCCTGCTTGTTCCATATAGAGTGCAAGAGGGTCTTTCTTATCGCTACGTACTCTCCGAATATAATGCTTAGAGAACCTAGGATGTATACCGGAAGCAGAGTCAACAAGCTGAGAAACAGTACCACTCGGCTTAACACAAGTAATAGCCACAGACTGATTAACGCCAAGTTTTGCAGCCCATTCTTTATTTGTTTCAATACTAACATCTCTCATCTCCTCTAACCATGTTGCTAACATAGGAGACTCGGCACCCATCTTGCCTCCTAGTATATCATGATCCATAATTCCAGTTAAGCTCACGCCTAACAATGCTTCTTCTTCAGTATTACGCTTCCAACGCACCCGTAGATACCTAAAGTCTGTCAATGTAGACTGCAAAGTACCAATAATGGTCGCTATTCTTACTTTTCTTTTCAATGAGTCTAAATCATCATCTGATCGTACAACTACTTCTGATAGGTTACAGAACTCATTGCTTCGTAGAATAATCTCAGAACAAGGGTTAGTACCGAACTCATGCGTAGCATCTCTACGACCATTTCTTGCCGCAATCTAAGGTAGGCTTCGAAGTCAGGCTTCTCGGTATATGCTACTGAGTTATTTGCTAGACGACGTTGACCTTCATTCTCCCACCAAGCACCAGACTTAGCTTTTGACATACGTTGGTCAGAAAGATTTGAAAGACTAATGAGAGCAGAACGACGAACACCGCCAACTACTACAATATCAGCAATCTTACAACAAACATCATGACATTCTATACTTGTTAGTTTACGACCCGCTGCTTTTTGAAAGACTACACTACAAAAACGAAATAAGTCTTCTAAAGGTTCTGGGCCTGACGCTCTTCCACCAAAGGTTTTAAGCCTGGCACCTGCTGGACGTACTCGGCTCATATCCCACTCAGGTAATTTACCTGCATAAAGCATTGCAATCAACTCACGAAAGGCACTTGCCCATCCTAGTTTACTGTCACTTACTACAATAGTGGAGCTTGTTTTGTGGAATGATTCAGCTACTTCTGGTAGTTTAGTAATGAAATTACGTTCTACACTAAAGCCTACACCTGTTCCACACATTAGTACATACATAAGCTCGTCAAAAGCTCGTGGATGGTCAATATGTAAGTAACTACAGTTAAAGCCTGCTACGTTATCACGTTTGAGTGCTTCACCTGCTGTCATCATGCATCGCATAGAAGGCATAACCTCCATAGCTTGGATAGCGTCAAATAGTTCTTGACCTTCTTCGTCGTTTAACTGTTCTCTTTCCTTAAAGAAATTAACATAACGATGTACTGTCTCTTCCCATGTCTCTCGACGTCCCTCTACTTCTAGCCATCGTGCATATCTACTTTTATGTATAAAACTTTGATACTGATCCATTATACCATTCTCTCCTGAATATCGGACACATTGTCCTTTCCTATTGCATCATCGCAATATGTTACTAAATCCATCAACTCATAATTCTTTAGAAGTACGTCTGCATTTTGATTTAACTCTTGTATGTACTTGTATTTTCCCTCTAAGGGTATACAATCATAAATTGACATTGCATCGCCGTACTGTTCTATAAGCTGTTGTGCTCTTTTTGGCCCTATGCCGTTGATACCTGGAACATTATCTCCTTTATCTCCTGTTAAACATTTAAAAGAGATATACTCTTCTGGTTTAACTCCGTAATGTTCGCTCCAGTTGTCTATTGTTACTTCTTTTCGAGTAACATAAGAAAACCTACTTACACCTTTTTGAATCAGTAAGTCCCAGTCTCGGTCACTAGATAGTAACCAAATATTATCTAAATTGTACTCTTCCTTACGTTTTACTAAGTGGGCAGCAAGATCATCTGCCTCTACACCTTTGTAGCGAAGAACCTGATAGCTTTCTGATAACAGCTCTAGTGTTTCTTCATACTCTTCAAAAAAGTCAATAAATGCTTGTTTCTCTGCTTCTGTCTGTGTAGCATACTTATCTTTTCGATTCTGTTTGTATTCCGGTAAAATACCTTTTCTATAACTAGAGGAGCCCCAATCTGCGGTAATAATAATTGTACCACAATTGTATGAGCTTGCTAAGGATTTTACTGTTTCTACATATTGATCTCTAAAATCTGTCCTACCTTGATGCTTCCACCGAAAAGCTAAGTTTAGTGCATCTACTATTAGTACACCATCTTGGTTGCGTTCATTAAAATTAAAAGCCACCTATCCACTCCGTCTTTTCTGTTGCCAACCAAATATCTGCAAGTAGTACATAACAATTAAGAAAACGAATATAGAGATACTCTTCTGTGTTTTCTGGCTTATTCTCGGTTACTACAAACACTCTTGATCGATCATATTTAAAAAATAGCATAGGCTTTTGATCGCCCCCTGCCGCTTGTATTACTACTTTCTTCCACCAACGTATAAGATTATTAGTCTTAGGTTGTGTAAAGATTCTATCAGTCAGTGCCGAATCTTTATAATTTTTTACCTCTATGCAATAATGATTTCTCTGATTAGGGACATATAAGTCCCCTTTCAGATACTCAAGAGCGCCCGAGGCAGGCACTCTTTCAAATTTCAGTCCGGTCGCTTCCCTCAACGTGTCCCTCACTAGGTACTCGCCTCTCGCTCCCTTCGCTCTCGAATCTACCATCTTCATCCTCTTCTTCTATTTCTTCGGGATTAGTCCCTAATATTTCAGTGGGATGGTTATGTGATCTCCACCAACCCCTTTTTCTACCTGCGCCCATTGTTACTCCAATATACTTATGTTTCCGTCCTTGACTACTTCGATCTTTTCTAGCAAAGGGTGTGACCACCCGTGAGATACTAGGTAAGTATTCATGTCTTCTCTTAATAGAACTTCTACTATACGCTCTTTTCCGGCATCATCCAGAACACTAAGTACTTCATCTAAAAATAGCACATTGATTTTAGACTTAGATATACTACTCATTAGCCTACGAATAGCTATCAAAGTAGCAGTATTTACTCTTGCTAACTCGCCAGAAGAAAGGGCTAGAATATCTACTACATTACCATTATCAGTGATCTGTACATTTAGTTTATCGTTTGAAACAACAAACTCTAAGGTAAATCTTCCGTCAGATAGTTCAGCTAAGTACTCATTCGCTAGCTCTTCTAGCTCTCCAACTAAGTTCTCTATCTTATACGCCAGCAATCCGTTTGTGCTAAAGGATTTTTTGAGTACTTCTAAGTCGTTTTCTAGTTTTTGGTTGCCTGCTAGTTTACCGTCGTACTCTTCTTGCTGCTCCACAAATTCTGCTGTCTGCTCTTGTATTACTTGGATTCGTGTATTTCTACGCGTTCTCTGCTCGTTCTCAACATAGTTTGCTGCTTTCTGTCTTTTATTCTCAGCTACCATACGTTCACAGTGTTGTAAGCTTGCATCAATCTCGGCTTCTTCAAGGACGTAGTCAGGAAGTTTAGGATCATATAAACGAAATAACTCTTCCCAGTTTTTTATTGTTTTCTGCTTAACTTCAAACAAAGCGTTATCCGATTTAATTTTCTGAATTAGAGGACGAATCTTTAACGCTTGAGCGTGGGCCGCGTCACGATTTGCAATCTCTACTTCGATAACCGCTTTCTCTGCAGAAACATCAATAGGTTGCTTACAAGTAGGACACTCATCAGAAATTTGTTCTAATTTATCCAAAGTTCGTTGAGCACCCGTAGCGACTGCTTGCAAAGAACCTAACTCCTCTTGTAATTCATCATAAGAACTCCACGTAGCTGTACTAGAAGACACTGCGCCAATATCTATCTTATCTAGCAGTTCTTTATATTGGATGTTCTCTCGAATTTTTTTATTTGTTTCGGACATTTTTAGTTTCTGTATCGTCCAGTAACGCAAACCTTCTTCAGCTTCAGGCGAATCAATTTGTAAATCCAACATAGGTAGTATATTGGTATCACTCAATTTATTTGTTTCTAACCACTTTTCTACTGTTGCAAGTTTCCCTGCTATGGTAGAAGACGTACTAGATACTTCTTTTGAAGCACTTTTAAATACTTCAAATAGTTCAACGTACTTTTCTAAGTGTAGTAAATCAATAAGAAACTTCTTACGGTTTGCATCTGTAGCAGTCAAAAACTGTAAACTAGCATTTGTATTCTGGTATACTAACTGCGAAAAGGTTTTAAAGTCAACTCCAAGAATTTCCTGCAAACTCTTATATGTATTCGTAGCCGTATGGCTAGATATATCAGTACCATTCTTTTCGAGTTTTACTTTAATATTTGTTTTTCTATTAACTATGATTTGATAGTTGTCGTCATCTTTCTTGAACGACAAAGATATGCTATAACCGTCATTTACATAACGATTAGGAATGTCTGCTTTCTTAATGCCTTTAGAGTTTTTATTATAAAGAACTTCCTCAATAATTAACGGTATGGAAGACTTTCCCATACCGTTAGTGCCAAGGATCTGTGTGACAGTATTATCGTCTAAACGTAACTCATTACCCGCACCATAGCTAAAGCAGTTATCCCATTTCAATGTTTGTAGTGTAATCATTGTATGTTCCTATGATGTCTGGTATTTTATCAGGGTGTATTTCTAGTATGTAAGTTAGGTACTCTACTAGCTCTTCTTGTATACTCATCTCTTTATCCATAATGAGAGATGCTTCTGACTTTCGTTTTACTACTTTTTTATCTAACAACTCGGAGTTCTTTACTCCTGCTAAATCTTGCATGTCCCCTTCTACTTCATAGATCGTATGATCAAAGTCAGTAGCAAGCATTTCTTCACTACTTGTTACTGTTTTACGAATTAGTTGAGGTAAGTTAAACGGTTCCCAGAACCAACTCCAGTCTTCTTCATTGATAAATAAGTATCCTGTTTTTACTTTGCTTCTATGAAAAGAAGTAGTCATAGGGCTGCCTGGGTATACAATATTTCTTTGTGTATTACTATGAGCATGTAAGTCTCCTGCGAATACAACAGGGAAGTCTTCAAATAAGTCTAGATCAACTTCCGGTTTAACGTGTGGCGGTATCTCCCCTCTGACATGAGTGAATAAAGGCTGACTCGTATCAAAATGATCTATACTGCCCTTACGATGTAAATCCGCATAGGGCAGTATACCGAAACCTAAATCATTGTCTACATAAGACACATCTACTATCTGAATAAGAGGATTAATATCCCTACTAACTTGCTTTAGCTGAGTAAAGAAAGTCTTATTCTTTTTAGTAGCTTCATGGTTTCCATCATAAATAATAGTTGGAATCTTTACTCCACGAATAAACCTGAAGTAAAGCTCTAACTCTTCCATATTCGGAAGACGATCAAAGAGATCGCCTCCGATTATGTGCATATTACATTCTTTTTCTAGTTCGTAAACTTGGTCAAAGAACATTTGATAACGGTTTGTAGCCCACTTTACTGGGACATTTTTCTGTCCCAGCTTGATGTGCCAGTCTGCCGTAAATAGGATCATCCTACGTTGAACTCCTCATCAAGAGCTTCATCATCAGTCTCATTACCGTGGTTACGGACTCGATCAAGTAACTCTTTCTGTGCATCTGGAGTAGGACGAGACATAACATCATCCATAGACTTAAGGTCGGCAATAGCCGCTAACTCAGCCGCATCTAGGGCACGAGGCTTGCACTTGAGTGCTTGTAGTTGGTACTCAACATTGTAAGGAAGTGGGCCAGTTTTTACTCGCTTGAAACAAATGTCCCAGCCAGTATTATGGTCAGTAGGATCGCCTAAATCTTCTGCGGCAGTAATAATTTGCTCCCACAGCTTCTTCTTTAAGTTTACTACTTTGACTTCGCCATCTTGAATACACTGAGTAGCGTAGCTCCAACCACATTTAAGGTCAGGGTAATACTCTCTAACCCAGTCTTTGTCTTGATTATTAAATCTTTCAGAGTTTCTATCAAAAGATAGGCACTCCATAGGAATGTTTTTGTCGTTCTCACCTTTAATCCAGTAGACATAACGTGCAAGAATGTCGCCAACTACGCGCATCTTGTTGTCGCCGTCTTTATACTGATAGGTTGAGATTGAGGATTTTTGGGCTCCGCCCGTTTGCTTATTAAATGATAGTGCCATTAGTGTATAGTCTCCAGTGTGACTTCTTCATAGATGAACGTTATTTCGTCCGGTAGTACTATGAGTAGCCTATTATCGTTGATTTCATCTAAGCCCACAGGACAATGTAGTGGGTCTAGCGTAGTTTTGTACGATGCGAGATATTCCGCAGTACTGCGTAATGCAGCAAGGGCGTAATATATGCAAAGTTCTTTTTGTGTATACTTATAAGAATGGTAAAGAAGCATCTCTCCATGAAGAAGAAAGCTGTCGCCAGAAAAATCTTTATTAGAATGTTTATAGATACTGTCGTATTTGTTTCTAGGGATCTGTTGTTTTATTAACATTTCCATAACCAAATTACACTCAGCAATATTGCCGTGTGTCGTATCA